GGTGTTGGAGGGCGAAGGCGGTGGCGTCGTCAGACTTGGCCTGTTTCTGGGCGCGTTCGCGCTCGGCCATTGTGAGAGGTGAGACCCACATTTCGAAGGTAGAGCCGTCGCTCAGTTCGACGGTCTTTTTGCTGGGCTCCAGGTTGGCAGCCTTGCGGAGACGGTCGATGGCGCGTGGGGCGGCAGCCATAATCTTGCACTTAAGACTGGCCTAGTGTAGCGCAATAGAAAATAAAAAACCCAGCCTGGTGAGGGGCTGGGTGCTGAATCGACTGCCCGAGCAGACTATCAGGACTTGGACAGATCGAAGGTGGGGGCTTCGGTGGGACGGAAAGCAATTTCCACGCTCTGGCCGTCGTCCGGGTTCACCGTCAGGCTGGCCGAAGTCAGGATCACAGGGACGGTGATCGAGCGGCTCAGGGTTTCGTTGACGGTGCCGCCGCTGCTCACACGGTCGATGTACAGCTTCACCGTGGCGCCAGTCTGATACCGCTGGATCACGTCTTGGATCATGCGGTTCGAGAGGCTGGCATCCTCATCGGTGGTGTACACGGTGGCAGAGCCAGAGCCGTCAGCAAAGCCGGTGATGTAGGTGCGGAAAGGGGTGTACTGGCCGCTCTCTTGACCGATGGTGGTGACGTCGATCTCGCTGCGAGTAATTTCGAAGCTCCACTCGCGGACAGATCCGATCAGGGCCGGGGCGCCGTAATACACCTCGAAAGCGTTGGGGGCAACAGCTGTACCATCGTCGGTGATGGCAACGCTGGAACCGCCAGACGTGGCAGATACCTGCAGGGCGCCAGTGGCAGCGGTGTAGCTGATGACGTAGTAGACCGTACCAGCAGTAAGGCCCGCAGGCAGGGTGCCGGTACCAGCGGCGCCGGTTTCGGTGTTAACGACCTGGAACTTGACGGGATCGCCAACCTTGAAGTTCAGGTAGGTGCCGACAGTGATGATGTCGGTGGTGGCGTTGACGTTAAGCTCGGTGAAGGTGGACTTGGTGCCCGCAGGGCTGTAGTACAGGGCGCCGGAGGTGCCCGAGAGAACGGTGGCCATTGGTAGTACCTATGGGGACGTGGACGCGGGCACTGCCCGGCTTAATACAGGTTAGCTCCAGTCATCTCGGAGTATTAAGCGATCACAGTTGCCTGGAATCCGGCTTCAATACGAGAGATAAAGAATGGCGTAAATGCACGACGCGATTGTTGATCTGGGACGTTTCCAGAGAAGTTGGGGCTAAAGGTGGGGCCGTCAATCGAGCCGGTGCGGAGATAGATGCCGCTGGAGGGTTTGGGGGTGTTGTTGATTGTTTGGAGAGTATTGAAGGCAATATCGACGAGTTCTTGGTTGCGGGCGGGGCCGCGACCTTTTGGGGTGTAGGCGCGGATGACAACTACGCCACGCACGTAGTTGTGGTTGGAAGTCAGACCGGCTTCGGTGGTGAGGCCGAATTGGATATTGACGTGGACATACTCTTCGGCGCTATCGGCGCCATCGTTCATCACGTTGTCGAAGTAGACCGGGACCGCCGGAACGAGGTTGTTGTAGGCCGTAAGGAGCGGAGACTCCAGCACAGCGCGGATGGCTTGGTAGTTCATCGGGTAGTCCGCATGGCGATCTCAATAGTCTTATCGATATAGCCACCTTTTACATAGAGACTGAACCAGTCGAATGGTGCTGTACGAGTATTACTGCCCGCACCCTTTAGTAGACCACGCAAACTTTGCTGACGCTTGCCGCGTGTAAGCGGTTTTAGTGGAGTCGTACCAGGGTTAATGAATACACCCGGTTCTAGGTCGGTCGCTATGTCTGCGTAGTCGGCAAAGTTACTAATAACGAAGACAACTTTATTTACACCCAAGAATGAAGTGGTTACCTGTAAACCTGTTAGTGCCGGAGTGTAAATGGGGAGAGGCTTACCCGGAGAACCTGTGCCTCGCGTAAGTGCGGTAGGTGTCTTAATCTGCCACGAATTAGAGAATCTACCGCTCCAAGCAGGGCCTCTTTCCTGTAGGTCTCTGACAATACGCTCTGCGGCGGCTTTGGGACCGTTATAGATAGTAGTCGCAAAAATTTTATCAGCGTCTTTTAATAAGTCTCGGATTCCGTTGCGTCTAGCCATTACTGGGGCCTCGCAATGATGGTGTGGTATATGGGGGCGTCGCCGCGAATTGTTTTGGTGTTGATGATGCGGGCGGTTTTTGTGTTGCCGCTGTCGGTGTATTCAATACGATCGCGGATGCTAGGCACGTATGCTCCAAGCTCGGCGTTGCCGATGATGAGTTTTAGATCGGTTGTTTGATATGCGCTATCAAACTCTTCCGGGTTAACTTGGGTAATGAAGGCGCGAACAGTGAGGGAGGTTTCGGCGCCGTAAACCTGACCGGTGGTTGGGTTATAGACCTCAGTTTCGGCCGCTTTGATGTATGTGACGTTCTGGCCCCAGTCGGCTAGGAGCGTGGCGGGGATGGCGGCAAAGGTTGTATCGACGAGGCTCATGTCAACCTCTCAGTAGGCGGACAGCGTGGTTGGCTGCTCCAGCAAGACAGTAGGGGCCGAGGTAGGACTGCAGCCAGGGGTAGACGTCGAAGACGTTGTTGATGACGCCTGAGGTGGTGGAGCTGGACTTGTACTTGACTTGGAGGTCGCCGAGTTTTACTTCGTCGTAGATGCCGCTGGTGCCGGTGCTGCCGGTTACGGCGTCGGTGTCGTTGGCGAGGGCGCGTGCCAGCTCGTAGGTAGCAACCTTGATACCTTCCGGGATTAGGGTGCAGGCGAGATCTACGCCGTCAACGGTGTAGTTGTCGCGGGGCCACTTCAGGGCTTGGGTTTCGGTGCAGCGGTCGCCGTAGAAGGTGAGTGCGTCGATCCAGCGCGTGGCGGAGATCAGGGCGCGGTTTTTAGCGTCGGTGGTTTTGTCCGTCCAAGTGCTGCTGTCGGGGACGGTTTCAAAATAGGTATCGGCAGCCGCCAGCGTCACATACGAGTTGGCCGAAGCGCCGCTAAGAGTGGCATCAATAGCAGCGGGCACGGCTACATCGGTCTTTGTTTGAGTCTAGCGGCTGCGCGGTATTTCCTTGCCGGAGCGGATGGAGTGAGGAGACTGGCGTGGTAGACGTCGCCGCCGGACATTTCGATCTCGGCGATGCGTTCCAGGTGGGGGCCGTAAGGAATGTCCTCGTAGCTGCGGCGGCTATCCTGTAACACGTAGAGACGAACCAGTTTCATGCCTGCCCGTAAAAGCGCTGATGCCGAGGTCAGCGTAGAGACCCAAGCCGAAAAGGTGAACACAGCGCTGCCCGGAAAATCTGTGCGGAAGCTGGCAGATGTGGCAGCCGAAATTCGCCGGCTTCGGAATGAAGAACTGGCTACGACCCAGGAGATTCATGAGAAACTTCAGGTCAGTTTTGACGTGATTAATCAGTTGTTTTTGCAGTCGTACAAGATGTCGATGAATACGCAAGATGTGTTTGAGGCGCAGGAAAAGATCAGGATTGGGGAGTGAGATAAAAAGAAAGGCCCCCATGAAGGGGGCCATTTTTGTACTGCTGTACTGATGAATCAGTAGGCAGTGGTGTCGAAGGGGGTGTTGCAGAGCAGGCGGGCGATGGGCACCTGCTTGGTGCTGGAGTACACGAGGTTCCAGCTGGCGGTGGCGGCGAGGTTGCCGGCGCCGGAGGTGTTGTCCGGGTTGTCGCCAGCAGCGGCCCACTTGGTGCCGGTGACGTGGTAGCCGTAGTGGTAATCCACGGCCAGAACATCCTGCATGGAGAGGATGTTGCGGTCTGCAGCAACGCGCAGATCCTGCTGCACACCCTCAGAGACGACGCCCGACTTGAAGAGGTACACGGGGTACTTCTTGGCGTGGGTGCTGGTGCCGCCGGCGAGGGCGGTCAGCTGGTCGTCGATCACCACGCGCAGGCCGGCGAAGTAGGCGGCCTCGGTCTGGGTGATGCCCACACCGCCGCCACCCCAGACGCCAGAGCCGCCGGTGGTCAGGGCCGAGG